GCAGTTTTGATAAATGTATATAAAAGCCTGAATCAAATAATACAACATCACATAAGATCTTCAGTTCAGGCATGACTGGAGACGCTGAAATCAGCACACAAAATATGTCATTCAAAGATAATGTTCCAGGTCAGATGGATTCGCGCGGATCACAGATGGATGCAACCCGTAATCTCGGGTTCATTAGCGACGCGAACCTTGACAATTTCTTTTCTCGACCTGTGAAGATTTTCGAAACAGATTGGAGTGTTAACAACCCTCTTTTCGCACGTTTCAACCCCTGGGAACTCTTTTGGGAGAATCCCAGGAACTTGGAGAAGATCAAGAACTATCATTTGCTGAAATGCACGATGCACATCAAATTACTAGTTAATGGAAATGCGTTCTACTACGGAAGAGCGCTCCTAGGATACGAGCCGCTAGCAAGTTTTGACAACACGTCTTACAATAAGCTGGTGCGCAACAACGCGTATATTAACGAGGACTTGGTGCGTCTTTCACAACGCATGAAAATTTTTGTAAATCCCACTGAAAGTCAGGGAGGATCTCTCGAGCTACCGTTCTTTTGGGACCGGAATGCTCTCACAATCCCTGACAAGGAGTGGGCACTCATGGGCGAATGTGTTCTCATGAGCATTAATGACCTCAGACATGCAAATGGAGGATCTGATCCTCTCTCAATATCTGTGCTTGCTTGGGCCGAGAACGTCTCATTCGCTATTCCAACCGGAGCAGTCCCTGAAATGGGTTTTCCAGAAATGGCGGACGAACACGAGACAAATGTAGTTTCTCGACCTGCAAGCACTATCGCTAGGTACGCCGGTGCATTAACAAATGTCCCTTGGATCGGACCGTTTGCGAGGGCCACTGAAATTGGCGCGGGAGCAGTTGCTTCCATCGCCAAAATCTTTGGTTACTCGAGTCCGACCAATCTTGACTATAGCATCATGCTACCAACCCCGCGTCCTTCAATGGCAGTGGTGGACACTAAATATCCCACAAACAAATTGACCGTGGACAGTAAGCAGGAAATCACATTAGATCCTGCAACCACAGGCATTGAAGCACGCGATGAATTGCCGATTGCATCGATTGCCGGTAGAGAATCTTATTTTGAGAGTTTCGACTGGCTACAATCAGACGGCCGCGACACACCTTTGTACCAAATTAGGGTGGACCCACAGCTAGTGCGCACCAATGGAGCTGAGACTCATTTACCAGCTTGCGCCGCTGCGGTTTTGCCGTTCGAGTATTGGAGGGGAACGATGAGATTTCGTTTTCAAATTGTTTCCTCAAATTACCACAAAGGGAGAATTCGCATAGTCTACGATCCTAACGGTGGAAGTACTAATCCTGAGTTCAACACCCATTATACGACGATCCATGATATTTCAATGGAAAAGGACTTTACAGTCGATATTGGATGGGCTCAAGCGGACCCGTACCGTAAACCAATCGGACGAACTGCAGTGTCTTCAACAACCAATCGCACCATTACCCTCGATAAGATTGAGAACAGAGGAAATGGAGTGCTCAGTGTGCACGTTCTTAATGAATTGACCGTGCCCGGAACTGTTGTTGCTGACATCCAAGTGAATGTCTTCGTCTCGATGTTGGATGACTTTGAGGTCGCGATGCCTGCCAATGAGATCAGCTCTTGGCGGTTCCGCAACCCGAGTAATCCTGTCAGTGCTCCTGCCATGGCTGTTCCTGAGATGGGATACCCAGAAATGGCACAAGAGGACATGAATGGAGATATGGACTGCTGTGACGATGCCGTTATGGATCCGCCAACTATTGACACAATGGCGGACGCAATCATTGAATCACCCGACACAACAAAACTTTTCTTCGGAGAGGTTGTTGGGTCTTTCCGGCAAATGCTGAAACGAACGTGTTTAGCAGAAATTAATAGGGTAGATGATTTCACGGATACCACGCTGTTTTCGATTAGGAGACGGGCGTTCCCCGAATATGGGGGACTAATACCCGAATCGAGCCAGACTTTTATAGGCTCAGTTGCG